GGGCATCAGTTATGACAAGGCTGAACTTCGCGCCATCGCTCGATCCTTTAAAGCTATGGATGATGAAGCACTGGCGCAGGCCAAAGAAAAATCCAACGCCCTTGCTGAATTTGTATCGGATAAGGTTAAGAGTGCAGCACGGGCAACTAGAGCCATCCCAAAGGTATCAACTCGAATCGCTGACGGTTCAAAAGTTTCTAAATCATCCAAGTTCGGCGAAATCAGCTACGGGTTTGCATCCCAAAAATTCAGCGGTGGTGCCACCACACGCGACATTTGGGGCGGGGCAGAATTCGGCTCGAATAAGTTTAAGCAGTTCCCGGTATGGAGTGGTCGTGAGGGTCGCGGTTCGCGTGGATGGTGGATATATCCAACTCTGCGCAGTGTTCAGCCTGAGATCATTAAACGATGGGAAGCAGGATTTTCAGAGATAGTTAAGAGGTTCGATTAATGGCCGCCGGAAGTAGAACGCTAAAACTTACCATCCTGGGTGATGTCGATAATCTCAATAAATCCTTAAAGGCTGCCACAGCCGATGTCGATACCTTTGGCGATAAGATGACAAAGGCCGGTAAAGTGGTCGGCGCTGCGCTCGCAGCTGCGGCCGCTGCCGCTGGTGCTTACGCCATCAAAATCGGCGTGGAAGGTGTCAAAGCCGCCATCGCTGATGAGAAGGCACAGACTCAGTTAGCCCTGGCGCTAGAAAACGCCACAGGGGCTACCAAAGGCGCTATCGCAGCCACCGAGCAATTCATCCTGCAGACATCCCTGGCTACTGGCGTAGCTGATGATGAACTTCGCCCAGCACTGGGCAGACTTGCACGATCGACTGGGGATGTCACAGCGGCGCAGGATTTACTTAAAACCGCACTAGATATTGCAACAGCTACAGGCAAGCCTTTGGAGACAGTGGCCAATGCGCTGGGCAAAGCCTATGACGGCAACACAGCAAGCCTGGGCAAATTAGGTATCGGCCTATCAGCGGCTGAACTTAAAACGATGTCCTTTACGGATGTCCAGGGCAAACTGACTGACTTATTTGGTGGCGCAGCTGCGGCCAACGCAGATACCTATTCAGGCCGCATCGCCCGTATGCAAATTGCATTTGATGAAGCTAAAGAGACTATCGGATTTGCCTTACTGCCTATCCTTGAAAAGCTGATGAAGTTTATCAACCAAATTGCCCTGCCTGCCATTAATGCTATGTCTAGCGGCTTTGGGCTTGATAAGGGCGGCATCGGCGGGGCGATTACTACTTTGGGTCATATCATCGTCAACACCTTCACCCCAATCATTAACGGCCTACTTAAAGCCTTTGGATATATTAAAAATGCAATCGGCGATAACCTAGATACCTTTAAAGAATTTGGCGGCTACATCGCCACCTACCTTGCGCCAGTCATCGGCACAGTATTAGGTGGGGCGCTTCAGGCAGTTGGCAAAGTTGCTAGTGGCGTGATCGATGTAATCGCTGGCGTGGTCAAGGTTATTAACGGACTCATCAGCGGGGCAATCGATGGCATTAATGCGCTTATTCGCGCCTATAACGCCGTGCCATTACTGCCAAATGTACCGACAATATCTAAGCCTTCAATTTCTGCACCCACAGTATCAAGCTCATCAGTGCCATCAGTAACCGTGCCTAAACTGCCAACGATGAGTACCCCATCGGTATCGGGTGCAACATCGGGAACTGCATCAGCGGCTGCATCGGCATCTAAGGCCGCAGCATCAATGGCCACATATACACCAACAGTTACCATCGGCGGCGCACCGGCTGGATATGTACAGACTGGTACAACAGTCGCACCTACCATCAATATCGGCGTGGCTGGCGATCCTGAAGGCGTTGCCCGTACAGTCATCGATGTACTTAACCGTTCATACGGTCGAGGCGCACTAGGAGCTGCGGCGCTTACGCTATGACCCAGTGGACACCTGAATGGCAGTTGAATATCAACAATGTCGAGTACACAAATCTAACCCTGGCAAATCTTACGATCGTGTCAGGCCGTACCGATATTTACAGCCAACCCCGCGCAGGTTATGCCACAGTCGAGATTATCAATCTGAATCTGACACCTATCACCATCGATGTAAATGATGGCCTGAGTATCCGGGTTAAAAACTCAGCTGGTACATATGTGGATATATTCGGCGGCAATATCACAGACTCGATCGTAGAAGTATCCTCAACGGGCACAGGCGGGATTAACGAGACCATCAGGATTACTGCCTTAGGTGCGCTGGCTAAATTGCCTAAAACCCTGACTGATGGCGTACTTTCAAAAGATTATGACGGCGATCAAATTTACACAATTCTCAGCGCAGCTCTATTTAATACTTGGGCTGAAGTACCGGCAGCATTAACCTGGGCTACTTATACGCCTACTACTACATGGGCAAATGCTGAAAATTCAGGGCTGGGCGAAGTTGATACACCTGGCGATTACGAGCTTATGGCGCGATCATCAGAAGCGACAGATATGTATTCGCTGGTATCAGCACTGGCCACATCAGGGCTTGGGTACATCTATGAGGATGCTCAGGGGCGTATCGGTTATGCAGATTCAACCCATCGAAGCCAGTACCTAGCGGCCAATGGCTATACGATTTTGTCGGCAAATGATGCACTGGCAGCTGGGATTAAGACTATTCGCAGATTAGGTGATTTGCGTAATCAGGTCACAATTCAGTGGCGCTCAGGCGATATCACAGCCACCGACCAGGCATCGATCGACCAGTACGGCTCGCAGGCCAGCATCATCTCCACCACCCTACATAATTCAGCTGATGCGACTTTGCAGGCTAACTTCTATCTAGGCATTAGAGCTTATCCGCAGGATGTATTTGACTCGATTACCTTCAGCCTGGGCAATTCTGAAATTGATGATTCAGACCGCGATGTACTTCTCAATGTATTTATGGGCTTACCTTTGGATATCACCGACCTGCCATCGAATATGGTAAATGGCCGGTTCGAAGGCTTTGTAGAAGGCTGGACTTTTAGGGCTGGATATAACCGCCTTGATTTAACTCTCAATGTGTCACCTACCGCTTTCAGCTTGCAGTCAATGCAGTGGGATGATGTGAGTGTCACTGAGACATGGAACACCTTAAATAATACACTAGAGTGGAATCAAGCCATTATCGTGGCATAAGGAGACAGCATGGCAACTACGACTACGAACTTTGGGTGGACTGTTCCATCCGACACCGATTTAGTTAAAGATGGTGCGGCCGCGATTCGCACAGCTTTGGGCGGCGTTGACACATCTATGGTCGATCTTAAGGGCGGCACTACTGGCCAGGTGCTATCGAAGGCATCAAATACAGACATGGATTTTACATGGACTGAACAAGATGATTCGACTTTGGCATTTAATGCCCAAACTGGCACGACTTACACTCTTGTAGCTGCCGATGCTCAGAATAAGTTAGTCACCACATCAAATGCATCAGCTGTAACAGTGACTATTCCACCATCAGTATTTACAACTGGTAACACAATTAATGTGCAGTCAATAGGTGTTGGCCTTACTTCATTTGCCGCTGGTGCTGGCGTAACTATCACATCAACAGGTGCAACAGCCGCTGCCCCAGTGCTACGCGCTCGCTATTCAGCCTGCACAATTATCTGCACAGCCAGCAACACCTTTACAGTCTTGGGCGATTTATCGTAATGTTTCCAATTCTAGGGATCATGGCATCCCAAAACTACCCCAGGGTCACTAACAGTTATGAGTCTATTGCTACCGTTAGTCTAACCAGCACTCAGGCAAATATTGACTTCACCTCGATTGTTGGAACTTACAAGCATTTACAGATAAGAGCTTCTGCCGGACAAACATCAGGCGGCGGCTCTTGCGATGTCGAATTCAACTCAGACACAACTGGAACTAATTACTATCAACACGCGCTTTTTGGCTCAGGTTCAGCCGCTGGCGCTGGTAGTGGCAACAACAAGGCTTTAGGCTTTCAGCTTGATTCAGCCGCAATCGGTGGTGGCGTAATGGATCTCTTGGATTATTCAAACACGAACAAGTACAAGACAACAAGAACCTTATCGGGTAATGATACAAACGGTGGCGGCTATATTGTGTTACGAAGCGGTCTATGGAGCAATACTGCGGCAATTACATCTATCAGAATTTACCCGTCTAGCGGTTCATTTACCGCAGGTTCACGCTTTGCACTCTACGGGATTAAGGGGTAATCATGCCAGCCGGATCAACTTACACGCCGATAGCCACTACAACTCTCGGCAGCGCACAAGCAGATGTAACATTTAATTCATTTTCTGGTTATACCGATTTAGTGTTAGTAGCAAATGTGCAATTAGCATCATCAGGGCAGTCACTTATTTATCAGTATAATGGAGTCACAGGAAATTCATATTCATTTACTATTCTAAAGGGTAATGGTTCATCTGCTACATCTGATCGTAGAGCAAATGTTAATTATCAAATTGCAGCAGGGTGGGATTTTGGATTGCCTACAAGCAGTTCATTTGCAACTGTAATCATCAATATTCAAAATTATGCAAGCACTTCGACATATAAGACTTCTATTGCTCGCGGTTCAAATGCTGCCGGTGGCGATGTAACAGCTTCAGTTAATATGTGGAGTTCAAATAGTGCAATCACTTCATTAAGACTTTACACGGGCTCAGGCAATATAAACGCCGGCTCAACCTTTACCCTCTACGGAATCGCGGCTGCATAATGCCTAATACATTTGAACTAATCGCAAGCTCTACTGCATCGGGAAGCAGCACTTCAATTACTTTTAGCTCTATCCCAAGCACTTACACAGACTTATGCATTAAGTATTCAGCCCGATCTACCGTAGCTGCTAGCCTTACCGGATACAACCTAACCATGAACAGCACTCGTACCACCTCGTTAATTAGACTTTTAGGGGAATCAGGGGGAGCTTCATCTAGCACTAATGTCGGCAATGGTCAGGGTGAAGCAGGGTTTGTTCCTGCCGCTAATGCCACGGCATCGACATTTTGTAACAACGAAATTTATATTCCTAACTATTTAAGCTCTAATCAGAAGTCCTACTCGGTTGATTCTGTTACAGAGAACAATGCTTCAGGCGGCTACATTCATGGATTACTAGCTGGACTTACCAATATGACTAGCGCAATCACATCAATAACCATCTCAGACACTAGTACCGGCAACATCGCAGCAAACTCAACCTTCTACCTATATGGAGTAAAAAATGCCTAACCCAACACGAATCGAAATCGACTGCTCTACAGGCATCGAGTCAATCATCGAGCTAACTGATGCTGAAGTAGCTGAGATGGAACTTGAAGCCGGATTAGCTGCCCAGGCTGAACAGGATCGTCTAACAGCCGAAGCACTCAAGGCTGAAGCCGCTGCATCGGCAGTGACCAAACTAGAAGCACTAGGCCTTACAGCTGACGAGATAGCAGCACTGCGCGGATGACTTATCCAACTGGCACAGCTGCCCAGGCCATTGAGATAGCCAAAGCCGAAATCGGCTATGTGGAAGTACCTGACAATAAAACAAAGTACGGTGCATTTACAAAGGCTGACGGCCTGCCCTGGTGCGGTTCATTTTGTAACTGGGTACTGGCACAGGCTGGCATAAAGATTCACTCAGTAGTAAGCACAGCCGTAGGCGCACATAAGTTTAAAGAAATCGGCCGCTGGCATGAGACACCAGTACCAGGCGATTTGGCATTTATGGACTTCCCGCACGATGGGGTAGATCGTATTAGCCACATCGGAATAGTGGTCAGCGTTGATGGTAAAACAATTACCACCATTGAGGGCAATACTTCAGGCACAGGAGACCAACGCAACGGCGGCATGGTCATGGTCAAGCAACGCACTATAGGCAAAGAGGTGGTGGGCTTCGGTCGGCCAAAGTATGTGCCATATAAGGGCGATATGCCGACTGTAGAAATCCAGTCTGAAGCTAAGAAAACTAAGAAAAGAGACAAAAAATGAATCAACTAAAACCGATGGCAGCATCCTGGGCACGATCATTTATGGCAGCTGGAATTGCCGTGTACATGGCCGGTGTAACCGACCCTAAGGCAATCGCCACAGCTGGCCTAGCGGCAGTGCTTCCAGTCATTTTGCGTTGGCTAAATCCCAACGATGCAAGTTTTGGTGTCAAGGGGAAGTGACCCAAAAACTACTGTGGGTAGCCCTATCGTTATCGCTTTCAGTAGGGCTATCCGCATGTGGTCAGTACCAGGGATGGACTCGCTATGACTGCCAACTTTATGAAAACTGGCAAAAGCCTGAGTGCAATACACCGCAGTGTGAGGTTCAAGGAATCTGCACTAAGGACATACTTGGAACGGAAATCTATGACCAAATCCCATAGAAGGCTGAGTAATGAACAGCTGAAGGCTCGCTTGATCGTATTCATCGGCGTGTGCCTGGCGCTGGTATTTGCGTTTTCGGTGATGGGGATGCTGTACGCCTTGATATTTGTAACCCAGCCAATAGGTGCCCAAGCGCCCAATGACAAAGCCTTCATCGATATACTGACTACCCTGACAGTATTCCTCACTGGGGCACTGGGTTCAGTACTAGCTTCAAATGGCCTGAAGGATAAAACGGTTGAAAATCCAATCGACACGCCCAAAAACACGCACGATTCTTGACGATGTCACGCCCATGCCTCATATTTAAGGCAGGGAGCGAAGCACAGTAGCGCCCTGAACGGGAGCAAAGATATGTACGCAATTCAGGAAGTAGCTATGTGGATGCTGTTAGGTGTCCTTACCGGATTTGTAGGCGGTTATGGCATCGGCATCAAAGAAGGCAAGCGCGAAGGATTTATTCGCGGCAAGATAGCAGCTCGCAAGAATATGGAGCAACGCTAATGGGATTCTTGGACAATTATGAAACCGTCAATCAGAAGGTAAAGCGCCTTCACGCCACATGGCCAAATAACAAAATCCACACATCGATCATTGACTGGAATCCTGAGAAGGGTTACATCCTCATCGAGTGCCGGATTTATCGTCATTACGAGGACAAAGAGCCAGCGGCTATCGACTTTGCTCATGGCATGGTGGGTGCATATAACGCGCAAATGAAGCGCTGGTATGTAGAGGACACAGTTTCAAGCGCAATAGGCAGGGCTGCAAGTGTGGTGCTGGGAGTCGATGAGAAGGCTTCTAAGGAAAACATGGAGCAGGTAGAACACATGCCTAAGGCCTTCATCGAGGATGATCCTTGGGCTAAACCTATTTGGGATGAGTCAATCTCTACAGTTAAAACAGCCATCAAAGAAATCGAGTCACAGCTCGGTGGTGAACTTATTGCTGAAGCACCTATTTGCAAGCACGGGCACATGATCCTTAAAGAGGGCGATAAGAATGGCAAGCCTTGGCGTGGACATCTATGCCCTGAAAAAACTAAGGCTAATCAGTGCCCACCGATTTGGTATGTACTCACAGGCACAGGCCAGTGGAAGGAGCGCATCTAATGGGTCACTTAGAGATGTACCGACCTGGCGAATATGCCATTTGCGATAAGTGCGAAAAGCCAAAGCCACTAGCTGAAAGTTATTCGGTGATGGTAGATGGCCAAGCAGTTATTTGGCTATGTAAGGAGTGCAAATGAGTCACCTCTATAACCTGCAAGCAGGATCGTGGGGTTATACCAACTGCGATTTATGTGATGATGATGTACTTTGTAATGAGTATCTAAGGGATGATGGCTTAGTTCAATGGCTGTGTAAAAAATGTGAGGATAGGCTGCACTTATGATCCGAGTGGATTTAGATAACGCCACGCAGGTGGCAGTCACCCAGGCAGGCCTACGCCGTGCCATAGACTACATACCGCAGTGGGAAGGCGTGACGGTCAAGCGGAATTATCAGCATGATCGAGAGCGATTAAACTTCCCCGATTTTGTCGCGCAGCAAAGTCAAGCATTTGGTGCTGAAGTTGCAGTAGCCAAATACTTTAGAAAAGCCATAGACCTATCAGCTGATAACTTTAAGCTGAAGGCTGATGTGGGTAATAACATCGAGGTCAAGTGGACTAAATGGCAAAATGGCTCGCTAATACTTACAGAGCTTGACCGCAAAGAGGATATCGCCATCCTGGTAACGGGATCGATGCCAAAATACTATGTCTGCGGCTGGATACCTGTAGCCATAGCGCGTAGGCCTTCACATCAACGCAGCGATGGGTCATGGTGGATAGGCCAACAGGATTTACACCCGATGGCTAACTTCTCAAGGAGCATCTATGCAAATCAAATATGAGTGCCGAGTCGAAAAGAAGCTGACTACACAGACCATTTGCAAGGTAGCAGACACCTTGCCGCCTTATCTCGAAGTAATCCAGTGCAATAGCTGCGGCGTGATGGGCGTGGCAATACTTGATAAGGAGACTGCATACAGTGGCGATATATGAATTTAGATGTGGTGTATGTGGCCAGCTTAAGCAAGTATCGGCTGGGATAAATGACATCTACCCAATACCTAACTGTGATAATTGCACGATCATCATGGATAGGGTGTATCAGGCAACACCCATACACTTCAAGGGCGATGGATGGGGGCATCAATGAGCGAATGGGATTCACTGAGTCAGTGCCCTTGTGGCTATTCACTTACAGCTGCAAAGAAGTGGCTCACAGCGGATGAGATTAGTCATTTAATGGCTAGGCATTATCAATCAAATCATGTGGTTATTGAAAACGGTACAGAATGAGCCCTGTGGATAACCTGTGGATAACACGCCGGAGAGGCGCTCAAAAACCTGTGGATAACTCAGCCTATTTGACACCGGTGCTACCATCCAGCTCTGCAAGCGAGCGCCTGGGGGCGTGTAGCTCGCTAAGGAGCCTGGTGGTTGTGGGGGTTCTATGCCTATTTCTAGGCGCTAATTTGATAAAGATGCAACCCGTACACGCTAATGAAGCAGACCATTACAAGCTATATGCACACTCAAGGATTATTAATTACGATCAATATAGATGCTTCAGTCATATCATCTATAAAGAGAGCAGATGGAGTGTTAAAGCTAAGAATGGTAGTCACTTTGGCTTAGGCCAAATGAGAAGCAAGCACTATCGCAATCTCGATGGATACAGGCAGATAGATGCAACACTTAAATACATCAAAGCAAGATATTCCAATCCATGCAAAGCATGGAACTTTCATAAGAAGCATGGGTATTACTAATGAGTGCATTAACAGAGAGTGGTAGTACACATCGATGGCGCAAGATAAGGCAACGCATCATTAATAGAGATCGTGGCATCTGCCAACAGTGCGGTAATGAAGGTGATTCGGTTGACCACATCATCCCACGCAATCAAGGTGGCACTGATGATGACTATAACCTGCAACTATTGTGCAGAACGTGTAATTCAAGCAAAGGGGGTCGAGTTTTTAGTACGCCCAGGACAC